TCAGACCTATGACCAGATGATAAAAACGGCTTCAGAGATCGCTAAAGAGGCTCAGAAGTCACTTTCTTAGGGCTTCGTATTGGGTGTAACACTGCTTGAGGGCTGACCTGAGTTCGTCGGCTTCTCGAGCGATCCTGACAAGAAACTCTCCATCCTCTCTATAAAGCTCTTTTCCGCTACAGGATGCTGGTCTAGCACCGGAGGAACTGGACACGGAACCTGTTTCGGTGGGGCGGGTCTGACGCTGCTGCAAGCTGTTAGAGAGAGCAGTAGCCCTAGCAGTAATATTCCTAATTTCCGCATCTTTCTCTTTCCTTAACTTGTCAGCATTAGCCTGTAGCTCCTGCTCCTTAGCCCTAGCTTCTTCTTGAGCCTTAGCGTATTGGGCATATTGCTCGGCTTTCTCTTTATCCCAAGCCTGTTGTACCTCAGCCTTGCCTAGCTGGTGTCCTTGGTACAGACCTCCGGCTCCGGCAACGCCTATGGCTGCTACAACGCCAATGATGACGTAAGGGTTCATTTCGGCGGGACTTTAGTGCCATCAAGTTTCTTGTGGACTTTAACCTCGCGGCAAACTTCTTTCTCCTTGCCTTGTCTTTTCTCAACGTGACAAACCTTCTTTGTCTCGCCAGCGTGAATGTTAAACACAAGTAATAGACTAAGAACGACAGTCCCAACCATTCGTAATGTGAGTGCAATCATGTGATCTCCGGGTGTGGTGGTTGTTCGGGTGCTGCTTTAGGGTTATAACTTGCTGAAGCCATTGGTGCAATCGTTGGTTCCATGCGGATAGGAGCCTGTGGAGGCACTTTAGGCTTATCCTCACGTTCTGCTGCTGTAGATAGTCCGGGTGGCACAAACTGCTGAATAGCATCTTTACCTTTGACAGCAAGTAATGTTGCAAGACTTCCGAGGATATATTTCGACATATCACTCAGGATTAGGAAAAACTGCTTATCTGCCGGAGCCATCATCTGAGGCTGCTCAACGAATACAACGCTATAAAGACTCACGCCAACCATGATAATAACAGTGCAGCAAAACGTTACAGCGATACAAAACTTAATTACCGCATCGTGCTGCTCCTGCGTCATTGCAAGGAATTGGCTGATTAACTTTAGGGGGTTCATTTGCTTCCTCTTTCATTACTTCAGGTTTTAGCAATTGATCTGGACAAGTACCTGTTACAGCACATCGTGGACGTTGGCATCTCGGTTTATCCCAATTATCAGGGTCTTGACAAAAATACCTAAACCGATCACACCCAACGAGACTAAGAATGAACAACAGCCAAAGCACGCGCATACTGAGCCTCTCTATCTTCCATACCCTTGTAACCACCGTTAATCACCTTAGTCATGCCTCGTAAGTCATTGGCATCAGCAAATCGATTTAGCTTGTTAGTCTCCCAGAACCAGCAAGCAGACTGAGCAGCACCTTCAAACGTCTGTGTGTACTCTGAGGCTTGTTCTGGAGTCATCTCTAAGCTAGCAGCGAACCAGAAGTAATTATCCTTGCCTGTTAGTTGGATAAGCCCTCTGCCCTTGTATCTAGCCCCATCTCCACTAGCCTCATCACCGTTACCCATACGATTGGCATAGACGTAATTAGCGATTTTATCCGGCTGTTTAGCGTAAGCCTTAGCTTGTGAGTCAGTCTGAAAATACTTAGGGAATACTTTGAGGAGTCCTGAAGCAGAGTAGTTCAGGTTTTCCGTTAGCCACACAAATCCACCTGATTCATGGTGACATTGGGCTAGGAATGACGCTATACGGTTAGGAGTCGTTATTTCGTATTCTTCGAGTAGAGACTTACCACCTAGTTCTGTCTGCTTGCCAAACAGAGCCTCATACCACTGGTCAGGATACTTTGAGTGAGGAATGAATTTCCTGAAGGCATTAATCACGATACATCCTCTCTATCAGTATGTCTCGCCTTAACTCTTTCATTTTCTTAACTTCTTGGACAGCAGCCTGTGTCGCATAGTACATATCGTAGTACATAAACGCTAGGATAGGCATTACGATAAAGAACATCAGTAATACAGCCATTACGACTACAATCAATGACCAAGGTACATTCTCATCGTCGCGCTTTTTGTCGTCAGCCACATTAGACCCACCGCCCATAGAACTACGAACACTACTGCTGAAACCCACACCGCCTTTGCTCTGATTTCCGCTATCCTTTTTCTTCGTCGCCATGATGCTATCTGAGCTAGTCTAAGTTCTTCTGCATGAGCTTCTTCTTGCTCTTTGACGATACGCTGCCACATCTCCTCGAACTTGCTCCACAATGCCCCTAATTCTGGTGGAGCCTTGTAAACCATCGTTTCGCGTATCTCAGTCAGCATCGCATCAAGCCTAGACGTAATCAATATCCGCTTTAATGCTCTCCTACCTATCGATTCTTCACCCTTATAGACCTGTTTGGCTTCTAACTGCTCTTTGAGGAATAGCTTACTGATAGAATCATAAGCATCCATCAATGCGCCTAGCTGGTTGCCAATGTCCGTATATACGTCATTAGGGTCAGCCTTGGCTATTTCTTGAACCCTTTGGACTTCAGCGTTATATTGCTGCTTCTGTACCGGAGTCGGGTCAACAATCTTGTTGTACTGTGTCTTTAGATCGTCCAGCACATCCTTAACATCACCTGCTGCACCCTTGATCTCTTTGTAAAGTTGACAACCTTTCTTTACAGCCGCAACCGCAGCATTAGCAGCAGCAAGTAACGTCAGCGGATCAATTTATTCCTCCGAACTAGCCTTCTGATTCTCTTTGGCTATTTTCAAATGCTGGTGCTTATACCAAGTGCTAATTATCAATCCGACAATACCAATACCTAAGCCACCTAGTGCAGCGAATTCGTTAGCAGTCAGTCCAAAAAAGACGGCGGAAACTGATCCGCCGTAAGTCGCCGCTGCTGAAATCTTTGGTACGTCAACCATTTCTAGCCTCAAGCTGTTCAATACGCTGGCTCATCTCTTTTACTGCGTTAATCAGAGCAAACGTGAGTTCAGATGTATCTACAATCTTAAAACCTTTGTCATCCGTCTTTACACAGTTGGCAAATACGGTATTTTCTAAGTCCTGAGCAATAACCCCAACGAACTCCTGAGAAGGGCTGTCAGACTTCATAAACTCAGCGGTATAACGGTATTTCTTAGTGTTAATCTGCTTCAGTTCTGCCAAGCCTCTATCATACGAAACAATGTCCTGCTTGTAACGATTATCTGAGTAAACGTTAAACGTACCACCACCGACTTTTTGAACGTCTGACAAGTCGAAACCAGCCGATGTAGCACCTACGAATAAGCGCATATTGCCAGCGATACGAATCTGAGCCTCAGCACCAGTCCAAAATAACGAACTATTCGACGTAAAGTTATAGCCATTGGCTGACGTTACGCCTGTGCTGAATGTCTTAGACCCTGCAAAGGTCTGAGTGCCAGTATTAACAACGCCAGATACCGATGATGACGCTACAGGCAAAGCAGCCGATGACCAAGAGCTACCGTTAGAAGTTAGGACGTTACCGCTGGAACTAGGAGCTACTGACGATACAGCAGACGTACCATTACCCACCAATACCGCACCTGTGGATAGTGAAGCTACACCAGTGCCACCGTTAGCCACGTTTAATGTGCCACTAAGTGATATAGAGCCAGATGACGTTACAGGCGATCCAGAAACCGAAATGCCTGATAGGTTAGACGTTAGACCTACGCTAGTGACCGTACCAGTTCCCGGAGTAACAGTACCCCAAGCAACGCTAACACCGTCAGTCGTTAGGTATTTACCTGAGTTACTTGTCTGAGAAGGCATCAGAGCGTTAATCGCTGTCGATGCTGTAGTGTTTCCAGTACCGCCCTGAGCTATCGGCAAAGCGTTCGTTAGGGTAACACTTCCAGTAACAGATAAGTTACCGCCAACAGTAAAGTTATCTCCATCAGACCCTGATTGCTGGTCTTTTAGCTGAGACATCAATTCACGAATCGCGTTATTGATGTTTGATGGCGCACAACCTTCAGCAATGTTAATCCCACCAATGTCAGTGTTATTAGCCGCTGTTGCGCTGTATTCGCTAATCTTTGTCTTTGGCATGATTATTCCCTTGACTCTAACATTCCGTAATCAGTTAATAATTGAGCAGTACCAGCCCAACGTTTTGCCGATGTAGGAGACATTTTCCGCAATTCTTTGAGTCTGTTAATTCCGTCTGGACTTGTTATGATTTTAGCAATTTGTTCAGCATTTACAGCAGCATCTTTACGGATAGCCCAATCTGCCAAGACCTTAGCAGGTTGATCTAGTTTAATCCCGCCAACAGTTCTAGCAACACCAGTTGTAATGCTTGTAATAGGAGGATTCTTAAACATTTCCTCAGTCACTAGCTGGTTAAATGCCGTATCTGAACCTAGTTTCTTAGCCCTTCCAGCAGCCTCTAAAACCTCAGCTAAATCACGCAATGCCTTAAATTGATCTGGTGACAATGCGGCTTGCATAGCCTTCATCTGCTTAGGATCGCCGATAATGATGTTTTGCCAAGTATTACCAGTATCTAACTTTAGTCCATTGCTCCTCTAGGAAAGCCCTAGTTACAGCGTTCCATGCTTCCTCGCCACCACCAGCAACAATCTGCTGTTTAGCGTAACGGATCGTTCCCGGACTTGGGTTAGCAAAGATTCTATTAGCAAAGTTCTTCAGATTATCAGGAGACATCTGCATCAATGAAACGCCTGTAATACGCTCATTGAACTCGTTAATAGGCTGAGATAGCCTCTCAAATGCCCTGTTAGCAGCAATGTAATCAGGGTTCTCCTTGCCCATCTGCTCTAGCAAGTTGTTCTTAATTGCTGTTAGCTTTGCCTGAACCGTCTTATCTAAAGAGCTAAACGCATCTTCCTTGAACATCGCGTCAATCTCAAACTTTGAGTTTTGCAAATTAGGAAGACGATCTTCTGGAACAAATGTCTTTAAGACATTGCCTTCTGCATCAATTTCTGGCTTTTGCAGCAAATCTTTTATTTTTCTCAAATAACCAGCAGCCCGACCAGCAGGAGGCTGCGTCTTTAGCATATTGTCAATCTGGTTCAAAACAGGAGCGGTATTAACAGGAACAGATAATTCAAATGCTTTCTCATAAATAGGGGTAACGGCTGCATCTCTGTCAGCGATTAGTTTTTGTTTTTGTTGCTCTAACGCAGCCACTCCTCGATTACCAGCAACAGCAGCATCTTCTACCTGAGAAATAGTTGACAGATAGTCATCCACTGCACTCTGTACCTTAGCTTCTCTTTCTTTATAGAACTGCTGCATTACTTTAGAGGATTCAGCAACATTCCCCATAACCTTCTGCTGACCTAACAAAGACGATAGGTTAGTCAACTCAGCAGGAGTTAATGGGATTCCATACTGACCTGACTTAGCTCTAAGTGATGCAACTAGCTTAGGATCAACCTGAGCAATATCCCTAGCTAATCGACGCTCTTGGAAGCCCTTACGGACAGCAGGAGCCAACTCAGCAGTAGCGGATAACAGACCAGATAAACCTACTTGAAACGGATCAACCTCTTGACCAGCTATGCTTTGTGCAAGTTTCTGCCGTAAATAGTTTGTTCCAGCAGCAACAGTACCGACACCAGTAGCAGCCGCAGTAGTACCCATTGGACTTGTTATCGCTAACGGAGCCAAAGCAATACCAGCAGTAACGTCAGGAACCATCTCTGCTACATCAGGGGCATAGTAAGCAGCAGTAGCACCTAAGCCAGAAACTTCTTTATAGAACTTACCGTCATCAGCCTGATAAGCAATGTCACCATCAATAATGCGGTATCTATTCGGAGATATGCCACGCTGTTTAGCAAAATAATTAACAGCCGCTTGCTTGTCTGTAGGGATACCACCCATGAAAGCGGTAACCATACTAGCACCCCTAGATGGGTCTGATATGGCTTTAGGCTGAGGCTCTATCGGCGCAAATTGACCTGCCCCAACCTGCCTACCAGATATAGCTTTAGTACCAAACAACTCCGATGCAAAATCTGTTTGCTCAGGCTGTTGTTGAGTATTGCTAGAAAATAATTCGGACGCAAAGTCTGTCATAGCGCACCTTAGAATGGAATTCCAAATTCAGCGGCTAACTGACGCTTAATGGTTTGCTTATCTGCTTCTTTATTTGGGTCAAGTTTATATGCTTTTGCAATTTCTGATGCTCGTTTATTAACGATAGTTGGCATATCAGACAACGGAATCTTCTCCCAAGCATCTTTCTTTATGCCACTCTTTAATGCGTATGTTTGACGGGCAAGAGCATACTTAGTTTGCTGCACAGCATTATTAAGTTTTGCCTCAAACTCAACAGGGCTATCGCCACCAAGTATTGTGGAGCCAGCATTAGGCAAAGAAGCAATAATACGGTCTGCTTCTTGTACACCCATTGCTGCACCAGTCAAATCTTTGATTGTTTTGTTTAAGTTTTGCAATGCATTTTGCTTAAACTCGTAGTATCCAGTAAGAATTTGTTTATCTTGAGGAGATACATCTTTGAACTTTCCAGCTAAATTTGTCCATTCTTGTTTAGCCCTAAACGGAACATTCAAATACTCTGGTCGATAGCTCCCATAAATGCTATTTAGTCGGCTCATAGCCTCAGCACTTGTTAGAACGCCTTCTTCTACTTTACCAACAGTAGTCTTACTTAGATCGCCTGTATATACGTTGACTTGTGGAGCTTTTGCTTTGCCAGCAGCCTGAAGTTGTGGGTTCAACTCTGCAAGAATTTTTGATTGTGCGCTTAAAATTCTTTCTGTCTCACTAACAATCTGAGACTTATCCATAGAACCTGCTCTTGCAATCAAAGCATTTGCTTGTGGCTGCAATGTAGGATGAAGATTACTAAATTGAGATGGCAAACCAGCAATTAGTTGAGCCTTTTGATACTCTGGAGAAACTCCAGTATTAGGAATCAAAGCAGGGATGTTGTCCGATATTTGCCACTTCCCTAATCTTGGATCAAGACTCATCAATGTGGCTTCAGCATCAGTTAAAACTCGTTTGCCACTTACATCAGCAATTAGACCTCTAGTAGTAGAAAAAGCCTTACCATCTCTGAAAAATACTTGCTCTTTAGGATCAAGACGATCTGCCTCATTATTTAAATAAGTCGCAATACCTGTATCGCCATTCTGTGCAGCAAAAGCAGCTTTTTGTCTAAAAAGTTGAGCCTTAGATTTATTCTCTGGACTTACGCCAGCAAAGTATGGAGCTTGTTGTGGCAATGCAGAAACCGGGACAACAGGAGAGGCTGAAGCAACTGGCGCAGTTCGTTCAGTTGGAATAGCAAATGGCAAATCTTTGTTAAATGTTGGAGTTGCACTAGGCTCCACAGGTGGAGCAGGTTCCATGCTAGGAGAAACACTAGTCTGAGTAGACTCCAACGTGGCAGGAGTGCCACCTAATCCGTAGGATTTAAAGCGTTCGCGAGCAGCCACTTGTTTTACAAATTCTTCCGGGCTAACGTCGGCTAAATACACTAAATCTGGATTTCGTTCTCTTAAATTTTGCAATCCTTCAATTTGCCTTCTTGCTTGCTTTAATTTCATTACATCAGACATTTGACCAATACCAGCCTGATACGTCTGACCTGCACCTGAAAACCCTTGAGCAGCAGCCGTTAAGATATTCTGTAGCGCAGAACGAGGATAACCACCGCCACCCATTCCTTGAGCCAATGCAGCACCAAAACCTAGCAAGCCAGCTAGGTTAGAACGCTTTTCTAGTGAAGCCTGTTCCTGTGGACTCAACAACCCTTGATAAACGGTCGGAGTGCCGCCAAAGATATTAGGGACGTAATCTTCTAATGCCATAGGTCACCTACATCAAAGTAAATTTAGGTACTGCCGATTGATATTCCGTTGCTGGCGCAGACTGTACCGGATTACCTCTTAATAGCCCCGGGCTGACAGGTGGTTTTGGAGAAAATTCTTCTTGAGCAAGATTCGATGCCAGATTCATTGTCATTGGGTTTTCTTTCCCAAACTGCATAAACGATTTAGGCACTTGCTGCAAGGTTGACATCAGGCTAGGAGCAGCCATCGCCTGACCAGCAGCCGTATTGATAGCACCCATGCTAGCCGCAGGAGCAGCAGCTATGTTCGCAGCCTGAGCAGCACCAGCAGCCCCACTAGCCGCACTGCTAGCAGCACCGAATACACCGCCACCGATGCCGCCCAATAGCGCACCAGTAAGCGGATTACCACCACGAGCCGCAGACGTTATGCCGCCTAATGCAGCACCCAGAACCATTGGCGCACCCATTATTTACCCCCCGATGTAGCTGTCTTAGTCTCCAATGGCGCACCATAGAAGATGTTAGTAGTACGACGTAGGCGATCTAGCGGTATATCCTGAGCCTTCAACGCACCCTCGATAGCTTGCTGTTCGTAAGCCTCTCGACCTTGACCAACCTGTAGGAGTTTCTGAATATCCGAATAATCCTGAGCAGCCAACGCTGGAGCCAACTGAGCCGCCTCTCGTTGTCTCGCTAAGTCAGAAGATGTAATGTCCTGAGCAGCACTCAAAGCCCCTAGACGAGTTCTTAGATTTGCTTGCTCACCCGCCGTTAGACCACCAGCACCAGCAAAACGATTCGCTATAGCCTGTTGCTCAAGACCGCCTAAGCGATTCATAGCGGCTTCTTGAGCCTGACGCTCTAGCTGGTAATTCTGGAGGAAGGCTTGATTATTTGCCTCTGCAATAGCCCTTGCAAAAACATCCTCAGACTTTAATTGTTGCTGACCCATAGAGCCGGAGCCATATCGCCCTCTAGCTGCGGCTTCGCCTTTTAATCTCTGTACGTTTTCTGTAAAAGTTTCACCAGCTAGACGATTAGACTGAGCTAATGCTTCTTTAAGATACGGACTAGCACCGCTGAGATAAGCACCGCCAGCAGTCGATCTGGTTAGACGAGCAGCCTCAGATTCCGGCTGACCTTCCATCATGGAACGATAGAAACCTGCCGATGGATCGTAAGC